ATATTGCTAGAAAATTATTAGCAAGACAGTTTCAATTAAATGATGCTACAAAGGCAATAAATGAGACATATAAAGATGATGAAGTTAAAAGATTAAAATTATTAGATTTAGAAAATACACAATTCCAAATAGATAAAACTAATATTTTAAAAGGTGAAATTAAAGATACAAAAATAGTCGTATTTGATCTAAATGAAGAATTTAGAAAACTTATACAAACTACTACAGACGTACAAACAAATATAGGAAGACTTGCTTTAGATGTCACCAACAAATTAGGGGATGCTTTTGCTGATATGGTTATTACTGGAAAAAGTAGTTTTTCTGAGTTAGCAAATTTTGCAATTGACGAGCTAGGTAGAATAATTTTAAAAGCATCTTTCATGAAAAATATTGCTAATCCAGTATTAGAGTTTTTATCACTTAACGCAAATGGAAATGCCATAGAAAAAGGAGAAATTGTACCAAGTGCTAAAGGTAATGTGTTTGCAAGAAATAAAATTGTTCCTTTTGCTTACGGAGGGGCAATAGTTAATCGTCCAACATTATTTCCAATGAAAAATGGAGCAGGCCTTATGGGAGAAGCAGGGCCAGAAGCAATCCTACCATTGCAAAGAGGTAGAGGTGGAAAGTTAGGTGTCGTTTCTCAAGGAGGAGGAGTTGGTAATATAATCGTTAATGTGGATGCAAGCGGTTCATCTGCGGAGGGAGATGAAGAACAGAGTCAAGAGTTTGGTGAATTATTAGGATCAGTAATTAGATCAACTATTATTGATGAGCAAAGACCTGGAGGTTTATTAAATAACTAATGGCAATTTTTCCTACAACAATTAAACCAAGTTTCACTTTTCAAAAAACAGAAAAGCCAAAAGTAAGGGTTACAAAACTAGGAGATGGATTTGAGCAGAGAGTTGTTTTTGGCTTGCCAACACAATTAGATGCGAATATTTTTGATGTAAATTTTAAACACATAACACACCAAGAAGCTAGAACAATTGATGCGTTCTTGAAAACTCAAGCAATGCGTGGAGCAAGTTTTACATTCACGCCAGAGACAGAAAAAATATCACCTACAACTGTACAAATAACAGTTGATAGTAATTCTACTGTTGGTGTAATAGCTTCAAATAATCATGGTATTGCTGAAAATGATTTTATAAGTATTACTGCTAGTGGTAGTGAATCTTTAGTTCCACTTAAAACTTATTTAGTTCAAAAATATACCGACCAAAACGAATTTGAAATAAAAACTAATTCTAATGGAGGTGGACAGGCACAATTTAATATCACATACACACGAACAGGTGCAGGACAATATTGTTGCGAAGATTGGTCTTATACATTAAATAATGCTAAAACAGCTACATTAAAAGCAAAATTTAGACAGGTATTTGAGCCATAATGACTATTCCTGTTTCTGATTTACAAGGTTTAAATGAGATAGCAATTCTTGATTTTTTCTCTATTGAGTTAGTAGAAAACTTGCATTATATTCCTAATAATAGAACCTATGATTATTCACAAAATGGTTTTGATATTACAATTGGCACTACAATTTTTATTGTAGGAGGAGCAGCTTTACATCAGGCACCAGCCGTAGGAGATCTTGTGAATTTAGCTTTCACAGGAAATGAAAACATGATAGATGGTTACTATACAATTTCTTCAGTGGGTGTAGATCAACATAACAATGTAACCAGTTTTACTGTTAAGTCATTAATTAGTCAAAATGTATCAACTCAAACTGATGGGGTAACTCTCAAACTTTCAAATACTACTCCTCCATTACCTATTACATACTTATTTCATAACGGTGTAAATCTTAAAGATTCGCAAAGTGTGGTTTGGCAAGGTAATACCTACGAAAAATATCCATGTTCGGCTGAGGGGTACACATATTCAACTAACGGTGCATTACCAAGACCTAAAATAAAATTTTCAAACAGTTTTGGGACTATTACTTCATTTTTTAAACAATATAATATATTTCAAATTGGAAATTTCTTTTGTCCAATAAATTTAGGAGGGGCAAAAATCACACGACATAGGACATTAGCAAAACATCTTGATAATATTAATTTTCTTGATAATATAAATCCTTATGGCACACCTGATCCAACAGCAGAATTTGACAAAGAAATATATTTTGTAGAAAGAATGATTTCAGAGGATAGAGATGTTGTTGGATTTGAATTAGTTTCAACTTTTGATTTAATAGGAGTTACAGCACCTTCTAAACTTGCAAATGAAGATGATTTCCCTGGTATCGGTAGGTTTATAAACGCATGATTTGGAAGGAAAAAGCAAAGGAATATTCTGAAAAGCTTCTACCTAAAGAAGCTTGTGGTTTAGTTGCAATAATAAAAGGACAAGAAGTTTTTTATCCATGTAAAAATATCGCAGAATCTACAATGGAATATTTTGCTATTGATCCTGATGATTACGCTGATTGCGAAGATCAAGGAGAAATAGTAGGTATATTTCACTCTCATCCTGTAACTGATTCAATTGCATCGGAAGCTGATATCTTAAGTTGTAATTATTTAAAAATGCCTTGGCATATTTATAGTTTTAAGGATGAATTATGGAATAAAATTGAGCCTAAAGAAAATTTAACAAATCCTTTAATTGGTAGACAGTTTGTATGGGGAGTACAAGATTGTTGGTCATTAGTATATGATTGGTATTCTCTTCATAGAAATATAACTTTAAAAAAATGGGAAAGACCTAGAACTTTAAGAGAATTTGAAAATAATCCATTATTTGAAAAGTGTGCTAAAGATACAGGTTTTAAAGAAATTAAAAACCAAGGGTTACAAAAAGGTGATGTAATGCTTATGGAGGGTATGTTTAATAAGTTAAGTCATGTTGCATTATATATTGGAGACTCAACAATTTTGCATCATAGTGTTGGAAAGTTAAGTTGTAGAGAAATTTATGATTTAGAATATCAAAAGATAACAAAAAAAATATTTAGATATGAGCCTTAGAAAAATTAGAATTTATGGCACTTTACGAAAATTTTGTGGTCAGTCTAGTTTTGAAGCTGTAATTAATAAACCAAAAGATGTATTTAGTTTTTTAAAAGCAAATTTTCCTGATCTTGAAAGTCACATGGGAAATCAACTTTATAAGATTAAAGTTAATGGTAAAACTTTAGAGAATCCAGAAATTAACATGTATGGTGATATACAAGTTATACCTTTAGTTATTGGTGCGGGGAGAAATACTATTAGAAATATTTTTAAAATTGCAGTTGGACTAGCAATATATTATTACACTGGAGGATCTTTACCTTTATTTGGAGAATTTGGGAAAGAGTTTATTAAAAATGAATTTTTAAATGGGATAGTTAATACCATTGGATTATCAATGGCATATCAGGGAGCAACATCATTACTTCGTGGTGATAGAGATTACTCAAATCCACAAGATTTAGATCAATCAGATCCAAATCTTCGTGCATCTTATTCTTTTTCTAATATTAGTAATATTGCAACAGCTGGAACTCCTATACCTATAATTTATGGTGAAATATTAGTGGGATCAATTATTATTTCATCAGGAGTTGATACCTTACAAGTCAGGAAAAATATAGATGATACAACTCATAAACTCTTTAGTACTGAATTTGGAGCTTAATTAAAATGGTAAAAATTGTTGGAGATCAATTCTTTGGTAAACAAAACATAAGAAAAAAAGATTCTAATTTAAAAGAAGATGATATTAAAAGCATACAGTTTGCCAAAGTTGTTGATTTGCTTTGTCATGGAGAGATAGAAGGCATTAAAGAGGGTAATATTGATCAACCTGTAAATTATCAAGAAAACATATTTTTAGATGATACGCAGATACAAACTACTAATGGAAGGCAAAATTTTTCGGATGTATCTGTTGATGTAAGAACTGGTACATCAAGTCAAAAACCTTTAGATATTATTGATGCTATTGAAAATACTGTTCCTGTAGGAAGATCAGTAGCAAGAGATCCTTTAAATACTGCTAAACAAGGTGAGATTTTTGTAAATGACAGAAGTAAATCTTTTAATTCTTTAAATAATACTGGTGGTGATTCTGGTTATAGATTGGAGGATAATTCTGTTTCTTTACCATCACATACAATTATTTTTATATATTCTAATTTAACTCATTTATTTAAAGCAAATGAGTTTGTAAATATAGCTACACTTGACTCTAATTCTAATGAAAATGAAAATTCTAAAAGAATTACAAGAGTAAAAAAAATTGGCACTGCTACAAAAAACAATGTTTCATATAAATATATTTTTTTAGATAATTTTACAATTGTAAAAAAAGACGGAAAAAATGGAAGATATTCAAATACTACAAATGTAAATTCTCAACAAGCTAATGTAGCTACAAGTGTTGGAGTTACTGCGACTACAAGTAATTTAACTGCATCAACAATTGATTTCGATAAATTAAGAGTATCAATACAATTCCCTGACTTAGGAAAATCAAAAAATGATGGAAGTTCAGAATCTTTTGCAACTAGTTTTCAAATACAAATTATTGAAGATGGAGTAAATGGTAAAACGCATTTTCCAATTGTAAGTGAAGAAGTTAAAGGTATAGCAGTAAGAGGTTATACAAGAGATTTTGAAATTAATTTAAATGCATCAATGCAGGGATTTTTTCGTAATCCATCAGAAACACACGCAAAGAAATTTAATATTAGATTTAAAACTGATAAGTTTACTAATACTTTTCAAGTAAATGATGATATAACTTTTACTTTTAATGCAAGTCCTTTTCAAGGAAAAACATTTACAGCAACTATTATTAATATACTTACTGTTGGTGCAAGAGTAGATTTACAAACTGATTTTGAAATACCTTCTGATATAAATAATGATCAGGTATATACATTAAATTCTTCTGGTAGTGTTGAAGCGAGTATATTTTTTGATTTAGAGGTTAGAGATACATTAAAAAGCTTTCCTTTGCAAATTAAAGTTATTAGAAATATATTTGATGAAA